GAACAGCGCTCCCATGAAGCGGTGAATTGCTTGGCGTAGATCCTGCGGCTTACAGCCGATCCGCAACTCGTCATCGAGTGCTACGCCCCACTTTGCAAGCGCGTTAGTCAGACTCTTCTTCCGGCGCACGTCGGCGCTCACCGCGAAGCCCGATGCGTCCAAGTGCTGGAGGAGTGAGCCATCGTCTGTTATCTCGATGCTCTCGCCGCGGTCGATTACATACATCGGCACCAACGATCCATCCCAGAACTTGACTGGAGGAGCCACCACAAACGCGCTTTCCCCGTTAGTCCCCGTTACCGTTCGGCAAGGCCACGCGGTGATCTCTCGCAGTAATTGGCAGTTCATGCTTGCTCCAATCTGATTCTCGCGAGCGCGTAGAAGGCCGGGTGCATCCGCCGCTCGCCACGCTCCCACTGTTGCCAGGCGCGCAGGCTGGTGTGCAGTTGCTCGGCACAGTATCGCTGCGCGTCCGTGATGCCCGTGCCGCGCGTGCGATGACTCATGTTTTCCACGACTCATCGATCTCGATCCAGATCTCTTCCCCGGATTCCAGGGCAGCACGAATGCCGGAAAACAACGCAGCAAATGCGGCGCGAGACTTGCGCACCCCGCCTTCCCACATCTCCAGACCTGGCAGTATACAGCCCTCAGTATCCGCCGCCGTGTTTCCGGGATGAATGCGCACTCCAGAATACCCAGGCACGTCGAGCAGCAGCGGCAGGGGCACGCCAAAGCGCGGAGAGTGCGTAACGATCACCCGGTATCGGCCCGCAGGGATGGCCGTCGCGCCAGGCACCTTGACACTATTTGGCCTGACAACATCCTCTACAGTGTAGCAAACAAATTGCTTATCTACTGATAGTTCTCCGATAGTCGATCCCGGCCAGCGCTCCACGCGTCGCAATAACAGATTCATTTTGTTGCCTTCTCAGGTTTTTCCCCCCGCGCCAGATATTTAAACGTCATGTAGATGGCAATGCCAGACAGCAGCATCAAGTCAGCAGGCACTTTTGTCAGTTGAGACGACAACAACCCAACGAGATTCATCAGCGCGCCACCACCTACAATAGACACAGCGATTTTTTCTGCCAGCGCACTGGTGTCGTTAAATTTATTGACCGCAATTATCGAGGCGATAGCGACGAAACTAGAAATGCCGGCAAAAAGAATGTCGATCATGGTTTATCACCCGTGTGTGAGCCGCTCAGGAATCTGTTGCGCATCTTGTGGATTATCAGCGCTGGGCCGCAAGCGATCAGAAACCCGATGCCGCTATGCGTCGTTGCGCCAATTGAAAAGTGCGCCGCGAAAAGGGCAGACAAAAACACGCCGGCAAGAGTATTTGTCGTTACTGCCAAAGGTTTGCCGACTCGCGAATCCCAGTGGAACCATGTTGCGCCAAACAGAGCCCCGGAAAACGATCCGGCCCACACCGACGGAGACACTCCGAACAGCAGCCAGGAGACGCTATCGATGCTGATAGCCGCGGCACCAACGATTGCAGATTTTGCTGCCATTGACTCATTAGCGATCATTACGCGCGCTCCACAACAGCACCGACAAAACAACGACGGAGAGCACAAGCCATCCCTCCAAGCCGTGCGCCGCGTTGCACATGCCCGCGCTTTTGTCGACATCAGACGGGCCTGGGCCGTTCAGAAAAAGGTAAGCAGCGCCGCATAACGCGACCAGCGTTTCCTGAAAAACTCCGTAGACCATCAGCGCATAAATTGACGCCAACCACCAGCCACGCAGCCAGCGCGCAGCGAAAGCCGCAAAGGCGACCAGCAACACCGCGCCTTGCAATCCGCCGAAAATGTAGTAAAGCTCGCGCTCGGCATCCGGCACAGCCAACGGGTTTGCCGGGTCAGCCCACAGGTACGCAAACCATTCGCTGCCGATGTGCCGCAAGAAAACCGCGGCGAGTACGGCAACGATTAGCGTATGCATTACCGCCGTCTCGGCGTGCCTGGGCCGCCTGGCTTGGCAGACACGGGTGCCGATCTGCTGCGAGGAAGCGCAGGCAACTTAGTGGTGCCGATGTCTTCGTCGTCCCAGTATTTTGAGTCCGCCCGCGCCCTTGCGAGCGCAACGATAAGAGCAACCAGCGCGATACCCAACATGAATTCCCGCATTTATTTTTCCTTTTCACTCAATCTCGACGTACAATCGCCAATCGGCGGCCATCCCTGCACGCACAATAGCACCGCCTACGTCGTGGGCGGCCACGTGTTCCGTCGCAAATCGCTGACGCTGCAAACGATAGCATAGACCAGGTTCTGCGATGTAAAAAAAAATGATGTCGTTGCGGTTTGACAAACTCGCATCTCGGCGCTTGTCGTCCATCGTCAAAATCGGCGTCGCCACGTCCGGCAGTACCAGCGTCGCGTATTGCTGCGCAAGTGTGTCGTACCACCATAACCATGCTCCGCCGTCTCCGCCGACGACCACGTGCGGCCAGCCGGTTTGCGAGAACGCGAGCGACACTGTTTTAGCCCCTGCCGGTGCCGCAAAAAGCGTTTCCGAAGACAGTGGATTGCTCTCAGGATAAAGGATCACATTCGGGGCCACAAGCTCGCACACCCACATCCGGGCCAACAAATCGACGACATCGGGTGCGCGCAAGGTTGTTGGCCCAAGTTCGCGCGACACTGCGCTGAGCTTTGGCGAGTCGTCGCCTGGCAAAAATTCTGCGACGCCGTCCGACTCACGCAGTACGCCGTCAGGCAGCACGGCCCCAACTCCAGCCGAGCGTGATTGCAAGTTGCAGCGTGTCTGGCTTGGGGATGGGATTCGCAAACTGGATCCCCATTGCGTGCATGTAAGGCAGACTCGAACTTTGCCCGCGCAACATTACCAGCGATTTGATGTTTCCTACACCCTGCGTGCGGCTGAATGTATAGGTTGCCTGACGCTGGTAATCGTTGGCGTAAGCTGCCAGCACGCCAAAGACGCTCCCGAGCAAGCCGTTTGGCGATTGGCTGGTTGGCAGCGCGCCCAGCGGCTCCGAGTAGGCCGCCAGAATCGTCTCCTGCATAGCGCCTGCAACCGGCATTGCCATCGGGCCGCTCAGCGCGGTTACGGGGCGGATGATGCCGCTGTACGAGATGCCATCGACAACAAAGTTCGCGAACGTCGCGTCCGTAGTGGCGATGTACTCCCGTTGCGTGTAGGTTGCCTCGATGAAATCCGTCGGCGTCACGCTAATGGTCGTCGGCTGGCCCAGTGCGTCGAGGATCCGCGCCTTTGAAAACAGCGTACCGTTGCTGACGTAGACGCCGATGCTGGAGAAGTTCCCGCCGCTGATCGACCCAACCTCCCACAGGTAGGTCACGTTGCACTCGCGGTACAACGGCGACTGGCTGGTGGACGTAGTCGTGTCGATAATCGACGTGGCGTACACCGCGCCGGCCATCGAGGTATCTGTGTTCGACGGCGCAGCCGTGTCCGTCCCGAGCGCAGCACTTTGGCCGACGCGCAGCCCTTGCAAACCGTGCAGTCCAACGTCGGTTATAAGGTTTGCAAACTCGGCGACCAGATGCCCGCTCACGCGGATAGACCAGCGCCCATCTATGGCGGAATGAATCCTCACGGCATCGGCTCCAGGGTTACGGGATCGACGATCTCTGATCTGTAGGTGCCCTCGTGATCGAACGCGACGGCAAAGTACGGACGGTTAGCGATGCGGGGGAAGCTGTAGCTGCCGTCTGCGGCGCTCCACGTCGCGCGGAGAGGTTGCAGCGGGCGCGGGCCGGCCGCGGAATCAAAGAGCACCACGCGTCGCTGCGCCGGTGCTCCGGACACCGTGACGGTGCCGCTCACGCGGAAAGCGCCGCCAGTAACAAAGTCGGCGCGGCGCAAGACGCCAACGATCAGTCGCATCACCACGGCCCAACCAGGTCGATAGCGCTGCGCCGTCCGCCACCGCTGCGCGGATTTTCGCCAGACGTAGCCACGATCATCGCCAAGCCGTCGTAACCCACGCCGGAGTCGATGATGGTGCCCACGGCCGGCCCTGCATTTGGTAGTACCTCCAAGACGCCGCGCAGTGCTCCACGTACATTGGACGATTCAACCAGCAGTACCGGGCGTAGCGTGAGCAACCCGCTGTCCACGGGGTTTGGATAAGCACCGTTGGCGACAGGGGTCGCGCCTCTTTCGAGAGACGCTTCGCCAGGGGCCAGGGAGTAGCCGCGTGCGGCCACGATACCTGCCGCGCCGCCGGGGCTAAGTATCCCAGCCTGTCCGGCGAGGTAAGCGCCCAGCACGCAGCCGTACTGCGACCCCACCGCATAATCATCGAAGTCGCCAAAACCGCCGCCGTAGACGTTGTTCAGAGCCTCAAGCCCAGAAACCGCAACGCACCAATATGCAGATCGCGCATCCGCCACGACAAACCACGGGGCCGGCGCTGAGGAAAATGACTTGTAGATGCCATTGTTTGACGAAGGCTGAAACAGATTGGTTCCGACGTCGACGCCGGACATCGATTCGTAACCTGTCGGGATCGCGGTAGTTGTCCCGGTGTCATCGACTCGCAGGTACAACCTGGTGCCGGTCACGTCCTGCGACCGATACGCTGCCTTGTTCGTGCCGGAAAACGCCTTCTGCCACCCCACACTAGGCGTCTTGCAGGTGATCGTCCCCGCCGCTGTGCCGTTGGCGATGCCGGTCGCAGCAAAGGTCAGCGTCAGCGAGGTCACACTGGTGACGCGCCACTGACTATTGAGCGCAGTCAGCGCGCCGGTCACGCCCGCAATCTCGATGATCTGGTGCTTCTGGAACGTGTGCGCGCTGGCAAAGGTCACGGTGGCCACGTTGACCGCGACCACAAGCGACTGCACTGCCGTGGTCGCGCTGCCGTTGACGATGCACCAGTCGAGCACGGCGATAAGATCGCCGGCCACGTTGCTCAGCGCTGGCGCGCCAGGCATGGCGCTGGAGTACCACTTGACGGGATGTGACGGCATCTCTATCGAAGCTCCGCAAGGTTGAAGTTGTTGTCCGTTGACCGCGCGCGGCGCAAGTCGAAGTCGTTCGGGCCGAGATCAACGTCGGGCGGCTCGCCAAACGCGCCAGAGATCAGATGCAGCACGCCCGTGGCGAAGCCCTCAGCCTCCTGCGTCCGCAGCCGATATCCGTTCGATACCGATTCGGATTCTGCCAAAAAAAGCGTCGAGGAAAATCCCTCTGCCGTCTGGTCGTCCAGCAAAACGCGCGTGTAATGCGTCACCGCAGCCGACAACGGCTGCATGGCTGACGCAAAGCCCTCAGCAGGCCGCGGCGCGAGCGTGATGCGGGTGTACTGCACAACCGCCGCCGACAACGGCTGCACTGTCGACGCAAATCCCTCTGGCGGCTGGTAGGGCAGCGGCAGTCGCGGCGACGCAGACAGGCGCGCGGCAATCGGCGCGACCGAAGACAAAAAGCCCTCTGGCGGCGGGTCGCGGTAGGACAGCACGCGCGAGCCTAGCAGCGATACCGCCGCCGTCTGGAATCCATCGAGGCCAGCCGGCAGTGGGTAGCGCTGCGACGCATACGCGCCACCCGCGCGGATGTGCCAGTACTGCTGTACGGCGGTCATGGCGCAGCCGCCAGCACGCGGCCAGAGATCAGCCACACATTCTGCCGAAGCTTGGTCAAACTCAGCATCTGCATGGGTGCCAGATACCAGGTGTCCAGACCATCGGTATCGGATCGACCCTGCACTACCGCCACAGACGACTCAAATGCAATCTGCATCCACGCGCCGCTGTCGTTGTCGTTGATGATGGTGCTCAGCATGCCGACCGGAAGGTTTGCCGGCACGTCTACGCGCGTCGCATCGGTCTTGACGTGCGCTTTGCCGTTGTCCACCAGCGCGAGGGCGGATGCGCCCGTGTAGGCGTTCTGAAACAGGCTTTTGAACCCGTAGATGCTAGTGTCATCCAGCAGCGCGCCGTAGGCGATTGTCAACTCGGTGTAAAGCACCGTCGCCGACAGGTTGCCGTCCGTATCCTCAGCCCGCAAGGCAAATGTGTAGTGCCCAGACGGGCCAGGGAAGAGGCTGTGCACCGGACTGACCCGGTACGCACCACCGTCAGTGTCGAGCGGCTGCATGGCGTCCCACAGCAGGCCTGTACCCAAGCCATAGCGGATGCGCACTCCGCGCAGCGTGCGCGGCCAGGTGTCGCCAAGCAGCGTCCACGAATAGATGCGCGTGCCATTGGCGGCCACCGCAACGGCAAAGGTACCAGGGCTTGGCGTAACCAGCCCGCCCACCGTGTACTGCACAGACTGCACTGTGCCAGGCTGACCCAATGCGTTGAACGGCTGCACGTAAATTGTCCACACTTCGCCGTGGCGAGCCGTCCAACTGATTCTGCGGCGACCGCCATCGACGGATCCGATCTGCACTGTCTCGCCGCCCACCACGCCCCACACCTTGGCGGTCGCGTACTGCGTGTTTGCCGACCACGTGGCCGTAAGCTCTATCGTCTCGATGCCTTGCGAGGGGATAACCTGCTCCGTCACCGTGAGGTTGCTGATCGACGCCGTGGTGTCAAGCAGCGTGTCGGGTGCCACTACGTCATACGTGCCCCCCTCTGCGGCGTAGTACTGCGCAGGGTCGGGCACCGCCTGAAACTCGACCTGCACGCCGCCGTCGGACGTGACGCGCGGCACGCGCGAGAGCACCTTGTAGCGCGCCCCAGGCGTTGGGTCGAAGTCGTAGATGTAGAGATAATCGACGGCTGGACGAGTCGTTCCAGGCAGAGGCACCGATGGCGGCCAGTCTTGCACAAGCGTCACCACGTTGTTGTCGACGTCTGCGCCAACGCCAACGACGGACACGCGCATGACGCGGTAACTCGACTCGTTAGGGGCGCGCACGCCAATCCAGGTATCCCCCGGCACGATGGAGTTAAACGGCACGCGCCGGTCAAGCGTCAGCGTGGTCGTGTTGGCCGAGCCGTCGCCAGTCAGCGCCACCAGACGCCCGGCGTATCCCCATTGCGTCATGTCGTGCGAAATAGCGACGACATCGCCACGACGCAGCAGTGTCCCCTCAATGTCCATCGTCCACGAGACGATTTTCTTTCTGTAAACCAGCGCTGCCACCGCGAGGTTTGCGGCCCGGCCCGCCTGGTCGCGACTGGTAACGCCAAGTAGCTCGACACGCTGCGTCTTGCGCGGCGCAGTCACGCCCGGCACTGTGACGCGCACTTCTTCTTGCGCGTATCCATTGGCGGCGTTCAGAAAGGCGACAACCACTTCGTCGTAAGGTCGCTCGGTCACATATTGCACGGAGAAGCTGCCGGCAACGATGTTGCCCATGCCGACGACTCCAGAGATGGGCAGATTGGGCGCGTCCCAAACGACGCCCAGTCGACCACCTGTAAAGGTGTAACTGCCGCGACCTGCCGAGCAGATCGCTGTCAGCATCTCGCCCACTGTGGCACTGGTATCGATCACCCCGCTGAAGGTCAGGTTGGCTGAGGCGCAAAACTGCGCCCAAGCGTACAGCGATTCAAAGTCGATCTGCGCGTCGCTCAACCCCGCGCCCCACACCAAGCGCCCACCTTGACGCCAGCCGCGGGCGACAAACGCAAAAAGCCATGCCGGGTTGCTGCCTCCGCTCTCTAGCAGCGACCAATTGCCCACTGCATCGCGCACCGGGATCACTCGGCGCGCCGTGGCGCTCAGATTGTCAAGCGTGCCTTGCAACTGACCGCTTGCCTTGATCTTGACGGCGAGCCTGCGCTGGCCCGAATAGCTAGCGGTGTCGGCCTGATAGCTTCGGAGCACGCTCCATGCGATCTGCGACGTGACGCGGCTGTCCGTCTCATCTGCGGACGAGCGGAACAACCGCACTTGGTATTGCCCCTGCGCCACGCTGCGGCGGTAGGTCAGCCGTAGCGGTTTGGTGCTGCCGTGCTCGATCACTTGCGCGGAAGCATTGCCGCTGGGGTAGTACGACGACGGCGTTTGATATTGCGACGCTGCCGCCTCGCTGTAGGTCACGCGTCGCCAATACAGATCAGTGCTGATGACGTACCCACCAGAGTCGCCGCCGACGTAGGTGGTCAGCGTGCGCGAAAACGCCCCATCGACGTGCTGTGCGGAGGTAGATGGGTCAAAGCTGTACTGCACCCAGTTTGGGCCGTCGTAGTACCCTTCCGACCAGTACTCCGTAGCAGTCGCAAAGCCTGAAGTGAAGAACGGTAGCCAGGTTCCGCTGCCAACGGGGCGGTATTCGCCGATCAGCGTCACGCTGCGCGGCTCTATGCCGTTGTCGCCTTGGCGGAACAGATACCCCTCGATGTCGACCGCAAGTTCGACGGTGTCTTCGGACGACGTGCGCGTTACGGGGCCGCCGGCATTGGTCAGAGAGCCGCCCGCAATCGTGTCAACGTTGGAGCGCGCAAGCGTCAGCGCGCCGTCGTCTCCCGACCATTGCAGCGTGACGCCCTGATACTCGTTGATGGACGTGTCGCCGATCTTCAGGTCGTATACCTGCAAGCCGTGGCAGATCAAACCGAAATGGAATGTGCAGTACAGGTATTGATCGTCGCCCTCGAACTCCGTGTACGGCGCAGCGCCGTAGTCTGGCACGATGCGGTGCGTGCCGAGCACCATCGGCAGCGGCTCGTAGGCGCGGGCGCTATTGCTGGCACCGGTCAGGCTGTAAGTCGGCGACGTTTGCTCGCTGCGAAACTGTCTCAGTTGGGGCGTCTTGGTCAGCAGCGACGACACCCCGGCCAGCGCAATGCCGACGCCAAAGTTCAACAAAAACGCCTGTCCGCTTACCGCGCCAATTGCAGCCAGGATCACCCCGGCCAAGATCTTGGTGCCGCTGCGCCCGCTGCCGCCATGCGCTACTGCCTGCACCTCGATCAATTGTCCAGTGTGCGGGCGCGTGCGCGCCCACATCCCGCGCGGCACGCGAGCGCCATTAAGCCTAACCACCACCGGGCGGGCAATGTCGATGCCAACACGGTCGAAGTACCCGGACAGCGTCTCACCTGGGGCAAGCAGCACGTAGCCGTACTCGCGCCCGATGCCCAGCGGGTCTGCACCGATGATCGCCTGCGGCTGCACTCGGCCGGCAGGCTGCGTCGTCACGATATCCACGTGTAGACCCCGTGCAGCGTCCACCCCGCAGCGCGCAGATCGCGCACGCGCGTAAGGATGCTCGACCCCCAGCAGTCGTCGTTGTGCAGCACCCACGGTTCGCCCGCCAGATACGCGACGATGCCGATATGCGTAGGACGCGCTAACCCGCGAGACAGCAGCACGCCGTCACCGTCCTGCGGCGGCTCACCAGCGGCGCGCGGCGCAGCGACTGACGCTTGCAGACGCCCGATGGTGCGCGCCATGCTCATGACGCGCGTCGGGCGCGGGCGGTCTTGCGGCAGCGTTACGCTGCGCCCGTAGACCTCGCGCGCGACCTGCATCACCAGGTCGGCGCAGTCGTAGCGGCCCGGCACGTAGGGCAGTCCCACGTAACGCTCGATTACGACCGCGTCCGCCATCAGAAAATCCCTGGCGCTACGGATGGGTCGTAGCGCAGTTGCATCACAGGTCGATCCAGCAAAGCGTCGTAGCCGAGTTCGGCGGTAATGCTCGACACCGTGGCGGTTATGGATTGCAGCGAAACCGTGATCTCGTACTCGATCACATCTGGCGCGCCAGCGCGTATCTGACGAACGGTAAGGGCTGCGCCTTCGCCGCCGCCGGCCTGCTCGATCCACTGCATCAGGTCGCGGCCCACGTTGCCAAAAGTCAGCGTAGCACGCGGGGGTTGGCCGTCTCTGTCGTCCGGTAGCGAAAACTGGAAGGCGGTGGCAACGTAGATCTGTCCGCCACTCACCACGTCCTCCGTGTTGTTGCATACGCGCACCGGGCCAGCAAGATCCGCATGCGTGATCTCCAGCAACAAGATCGATACGTCGTCTCCGTTGACCGACTGCACGTCGGCTCGATAGTTCGCGGAGTAGGTCATGCGCTCCAGTACTCCAGCGTCACTGGCTGTCTAATCAAGCTGCCACGGGAGCGCAGGTATTCGCCAGCGCCAAGCTCAGACCCGCCGACAAAGCGCGCCTGCACGATAGCGCCGGTGCGCGGGTGCACGAAATCAAACCAGTCTTGCCCGTGCTTGATCGTGGTGGCGAACCACGTCATGAAGGCGGCGTAGTCCGCCGCCGTGCGGAACAGCACTGTGCCAGCAAGCGTGACCATTACGCGCGACTTGGTGCGACGCTGTTTTGGCGGGCCGGACTCGACGGCCTCCCGCAGCAGAGCGGACTCGCGCGTCTCAGTGATGGCGGCCTCCATCCGCGCGTAGGTGGGCCATGCTGCCATGTGTTACCTCGCGGCGGAACGCAAGCCAAATGCGCCCTGCATGCTGCTGTACAGAGAGCCGCGCCCGCGCGTGACGTTGCCAGCCAGGGCGGACTCCACGGAGTCAATGATGACGTCGATTGACGTGCCGCCGCCGTCCTGCCGGCTGGTAGCAGATACCTGCGCCCCCGCGTTGTTAATGACACTAATTGACACGTTTGCGCCGCCGATGGCGTGGTTGGGGATCACCCGTCCTGCGCTGCCGGAAACCAGCAGTTCCGGCCCGCGCTCACCCACTAGATAAGTACGCCCGGCTTGCACTGGGCCGCCAGAGGCTAGCCCGCCCCCAAAGAGAGAGCTAAACAAAGACAAAAATCCTGAACCGCCTCCGCCAGCGCCGCCGCCGCCAAAAATATCTTTGATTTGCGCAGCCAACGGCTCTAGTACCGTGAGCTTGACAACTAACTGAGTAATGTCTTGCAACAGCGCTTTGAAAACATCGCCGGCGCTGCCGCCGCCAGTAATTAGCTGGCTCACTGCGCTGGTCATGGTCAGGGCAAATTGATCTGCGGCGTCGCTGGCTTTTTCAATATCCTGCGCCGCCTGAACTATACCCTGATTCCGCGCGCTAGCAAGGTCGTACTCGGCCTGCGTGAGTTGCCGTAGCACCTGTGTGCCGTCTTCCAGCACCTGCACGTAGCCATCGAAAAAAGCCTTGTCGAGTTCGTTTTGCGCAGAGAGTTGCTCGCGCGCGCGAGTGATGCCGGCAAGATCTTCAATCTGCTTTTGTAGGCCGGCGGCGCGAGCGCGATCGGCGTCGATGCCGGCCTGGATGCCATTGGCCTCGCGCAGCGCAAGTTCGTAGCGCTCGCGCATGATGACGTTGATGTCCTTCTCGGCAGTGCGCCGCTCTTTAACGGCGGCGGCGTTGGAGCCGCCCGCGGATGCACGCTGCACAACAGGAGCTTCTCGCCCTGGCGTGAAGCCGCGGTCTTCGACTCTTCGCTGCGATTCGAGCGCCTGCGACGCCGACCGGATGGCAGCTACCTGACCTTCCAGGTTTTTGAAGATGCCGCTGATGCCGCCAGTGCCGAATCC